TGCTTTTCTCGCCATTTTATCCACCTCTTATATTTCTTCTATTCGTATGATTATTTTGGGCTCAATTCCATAACGCTTTGAGCTAGTTATTTCTGTAATTTGGTTATCGTCTTTCCATACATGGCCATTACAAGCATCTAATACCGTTTTAATTAAGTTGTCGATATCCGGCTTAGTCACTTTATACTGCCCAACCATTTCGCTTTTCTTTTTCTTCGACCATGATTTAAGCAATGGAAAGTAAAAGTCTAATTCGATTTTTAGTGCGCGCTCTAGATTTAACTTAGGCATTTGCCCTTGTATATACGCTTTATGCTTTGTGTAAGACGTTGGCATGTAAGTTTGAACAAATCTACCTGTATTACGAAAGCGTGGACGAGGCGACCCCATCGGCGCATTAAACACTTCATTAAATTTAATTTCTATCTCCATGTAATCCCTCATATATATTCAAATAAGCTTGTTTGGTGTCCTAACTCCATTTGTTCATTATCAATAAGTGTATTTAATTCATAATCGTCTAAATACCAACGACGACCATTAAATTTTGTTTCTTTTATTCCAACAACTAAATGCCGACCATCTTTAAAATGTGGTGTAACTGAAAACATTTTGTTGCCGTCATGATCAAATAGATAGTATTTATCAAATGCATCCATTTTCAATCACTCCCATTTGCTATTTAGACGCTTAATAAAAGCTTCTCTGTCTTTCTCAAGGTTTTCATCTACTTCCGGCGTTTTCGTTTCTCTCGTGCTGTCTGTGAGCCATTTGGGTGTTTTTTCTTTTGATTGTTTAACGAAAGGTTTATAATTTTGTTTTTTGCTTTCAAGTTGTTGCTTTTCAAATGCACGTACTTGTTCAATAGATTTCAAGTTTGCATTAAGCCATGTATTCAAAATGCTTTTAGCATATCCCCAAGTAACTTTATTTCTGTCTTTAGCGATTTTAAGTGATGCGGTAACTATTTGATCTGAATCATTTTCAAATGAATCAAGATAATAATTTAAATCGTCTAAATTGTAAGAAGTTATGAAACCGAATCCGTTATCTTGGAAGAAGTCGAAGGCGGTTGTCTTCTTCTTCTCATTATTCACATTCTTTTCATTATTATCTTTATTATCATTATTGTTTGTGTTGGTTTGATGTTGTTTTGATGTTGGGTTGATGTTTGACTGATGTTGTTTTGATGTTGGTTTGATGTCGTTTTGATGTTGGTTCCTGCCCTGCTCACTTTGATAAAAGTCATAATTGACAATGGTTATAAGGGTATATTTTGATGTTGTTTTGACTTCTAACATTCCATCACTCTCGAGTAAGTCAAGGAAGGTTTTCACTTTAAATCGTGACCAGTTAAAAAGGTCAGACAAGGTCAAAATCGATGTTAATCTTTGTCCTCTTTCTACGGTTACAATTTGGTTTCCAATAGGCACTTTTGCCTTTGAATGATTCGCTTCCATGAGTAAATATATCCATGCTTCAAACTTTGAAAATGTTCTCTTTTCTTTAAATAGCCAATGATTTTGAATTGAGCGATCAATACTTATCCAACCAGTCATATACACACCTCACTTTCAAACCGGTTAAATTAGAATGGTAAATCATTGTCATCTATTTCAATCGGACCATTTGCATTCGCAAACGGATTATCTTTTACTGGTTTGTTATTTGAATATTGCGATTGTCCACGTGTTTGTTGTACTTGTTGTTGATATAAATCTTGTTGAGTGTCATTTGAGTTTTTCGGTTCTAAAAATTGAATACTATCAGCAATAACTTCCGTAACGTATACACGTTGACCTTCCTTATTTTCATAGTTCCGCGTTTGTAACCTACCATCTACGCCCGCCAACGATCCTTTAGATAGGTATTTATTAACGTTCTCTGCTTGTTTTTTAAATACGATGATATTAATAAAGTCTGCCTCGCGCTCTCCTTGTGCATTCGTAAATGTGCGGTTAACTGCTAATGTGAATGATGCTACATTTACACCACTTTGAGTGGTTCTTAATTCTGGGTCTCTAGTTAAACGACCAACTAATATTGTTCTGTTTAGCATTTATAAACCTCCAACATAAACGGGCGCGCCCGTCACTTTTTGTATTTCACTTTTAATGTATTTTGCATTTGAATTTTGACTACTTAAATGAATTAAATGTATTTCTTCGAGTCTAGTTAAATCATTTGCTTTCAACATTCCGATAGCATGTTCTAAGCTAAAATGAGACTCCATAATTCTGTTTGCTAATGCGCTGTGTACACTGCCGTTTTTTATGTTTTCTTGCATTTGTTCATAGATATAATTAACTTCTAACATCATGTGCGTAATGCCGTTAAATTTGTATTTCAGATACTTCGTATCAGTAACATACAGGACCTTATAACCTAATGTGCTTTGTAATAAGAAAGCCACAGGCTCGTTAGCATCATGTTCAATGTCAAATGGTAAAATTGACCACGTACCAATTCGTAGCTCTTGCTTTGCCTTAATCGTGCATAAGCGATGACTTTCAAAATCCATAGCTCGTTGTGTTCCAGCAGTCATATAGCTGATTACACCATTGTCGACAAACTGCTTTGTGTACTTTGCATGATCACCATGTTCGTGTGTGATAAGACACCCTGCTATATGTCTTGTTTTATATTTGAAATGCTTTTGAACACGTTCAAATTTTATTCCTGCCTCAAGCAGTAACGTAGTACGTCCATCATTTAAGACGTAGCAGTTACCACTTGAACCAGTTGCTATTGTTTCAATTAAAATGGCTCTTCTTCGCTTTCTTTTTCTGTTGCAGGTTCTTTTATTTCTTCAAAGTCAGATACATCAATAGGTTTTTCATTTTCTAATTCTGTGTATTGTGCTTCTTCAAAAACTGGTGGTTCAAAATCCAATTGTTCTTGATTTGCATTTTCTTCAACTTCTGCATCCAATACTTCTTTGCGTTGACGTTGTTCAGATTCTTTAATTTGATTTGATAAAAGACTAGCGTCATCCGTGCTGTTTAAAATCTTTTTACATGCACGGTTTATTACAGTCTTTTTAGCCATTTCTTGAGGGAATCTTCTGTGTGTACCGTCTTCTTTAAATACACCGTTATAAACCATTTGTGATTGCTTCCACGCTTCTTCAATCTCTTCAAATGTCATGATTTCAGTGTAATTTCTACTTTCATCTTTAAATACAACTGTTGCATATGCACCGATAATGTTTTGTGTGTTTCTGTTACCAAAAGACTGTGTATGTTCAAGTTCAACAATTTTTCCGTTTTTAGTTTTATACTTAACTTCGTCACCTTCAAATATGACTTCTGCATTAATTTCTTCTGCGCCTGCTACACGTTTAGTTACTGCCATTGTTCCGTGGTAACTTCTTTGGAATTGAACCTTATCGCCATACATAATGAAATAGCCTTGATTCTTAGCAGGATTTAAACCTTGTACAACCATGTCCATTAAGGCGTTTGCTATGCTGGTTGAAGTTGCAAATTCCAGCGCTGGTTTATAACCATCTTTTTTAGATCCTTTTAATTCTTGCAGTTGTAACATTGCTGACTTCATTGCATTCTCAGGCGAATAGTTTGCAGGAAACTGTAAATCTCCTTGTGCTTCTAATGTCTTAACTCTAGATAGAACGTTGTCGCCCATTTTATTGTTTTTTAATAGTAATTCATTCGTCATTTTATATAGTCTCCATTCTTAATTTTTTATCTTGTTCATTTACTATCAATTGAATTTGTTGTGATTCTGTTTTGATAAGCTCTGTTACTGATTCAGCATTATCAATAAATATTGGCGCTGTAACTTTAAAATGTTTTGATAGTGTGTTGATGATATCTAAGCCAACATTAATTCTTGAGGCGTTATTTAAACCGCTGTCATACTCGACACCATTAACCGTTGTTGAACATGTTTCTTCTAATTCGCCGTTAACTAAGGTATTGAATAGCTTAAATTCAGCAATATCAAATTCGTTATTGATGTTTTCAGTAAGCATTTTGACTTTTGTTGTTGTAAATTCTTTTAAGATATAAAGGTCATGTGAATACTTTTCTTTTTCATCCAATAATCTGTCTTCTTCATTTCTTAATTCAGAAATAACATCATCTAGATGTTTATTTGATTTTTCGATTGATATTGACACTTCAATTTCTGATTTTTCTTGAGTAAGTTCGCTTATTTTGTCATCTATTCCTGAAACTTTATCTTGAATAGTTTTCCTGATGTTAGAGCGTTTTTGATTAATCTCATTTATCTCTAACATTACTGCTTTGTATTCGTCAGTTTGCGTAACGTCAACGTGAGTTATTTTCAACTTATTAATTTTGTTTTGTATTCTTGCTGAACGCTCTTCTGCTTCGTTGATTTTAATTTGTAAATTATTGTTGTCATCCTCTAATTTCTCGATAATTGGCTTTATTTTCTTGCCCTCTGAAATAATGTGATTGATAGATGTTTGTATTGTTTCTAATTCTTTCGATTTGTTTGCATTGAATTTCTGCAATGCTTTTTCTCTTACCTCACTCACTTGTTCAGCTGGTAACTGTTGACCACAACAACTACATACATTGTCATCAAGATATTCAAATTTTTGATTTTTAGCTTTTTCTAAATCACTTTTTAATCCTTTATGATTTTCTAATAATTGATTACGTCGATTTTCTTCATGTGTAATTTGTTGTTTGTTTTGCTTTAATCTTGTTTTAAGATTCGCAACCGTTCCATTTTCAACGTGTAGCTCATTTGTTAAAGCATGTATTTTGTTCTCATTACTGGCGCTATTATTAGCTTCTATGCGCTTCAATTCTGATTGTTTATCAGCTAATTGGTTACGCAAATTAATTTCTTCTGCACCGTTTTGAATATCTATACGCTCATTTTCAAGTTGCTCAATTTCTTGTTTTATGATTATGTGTCTATCATTATCGAATTCCGGTACATCCTGCTTATTTTGTTGCGTTTGGTTAATACGTATCGGAATATCTTTGATATCTTTGTTAATCTGTTTTATCTTGTCTGTAAGAATCTTTTTCTTTGTTTCAATTTCGTGATCTCCAAGAATATTATTTAGTTCTTTAAAATCATCATTTGTTTTAATGACATCCTCATCATTGATTGGTTTAGCGATTTCAAACAACAAACTTCTTCGTTTCTTCCAATCTAGTAAGTTAAATGCTTGAGGGTTCGTAATTAACTTGAATACATCTTCATCAATCAGTTCATCAATACGAGCTTTATAATCCTTTACTTTTATTGATTCATCATTGATATATTGTTTCTTCGTTCGACTTCGTGAGTATTCCTTGCGATTCGTTTTTTGATTTATTGTGTACTTAGGATGTGACTCTTTTTTAAAAGTCGTAATTTTTCCGTCGATTTCAAATTCTGCGAAAACAGTCGGAATTAACTCATAATTTTCTTCGTTTTTTTCGTTTAAAGGTACAGGGTTAAATGATTTGGTTGAACCGTCTAAACCCTTATCGAAAAGCAGCCATTGTAATGCGGTTGCTGTTGTAGTCTTGCCAGTCGCATTATTGCCGTATATTTTTGCATCTTTACCGTCAAAGTTAAATTTTTCTTCTTTGATTCCAGCAAAGTTCGATATAGTTAACTTATTTATTTTCATATCTTTCCTCATGCTCCTTTTTTAATCTTCCGATGACCTCTTAGCACCTCGATAATTAAATTTTTTATTCGTTCATGGCTGTCTGGATTGATTTCATGTATCTGCACAAGCTTATTGTTTGTTTTGTAACTGTCGTGATAGTGCAAGAAATTAATCGATAAGTATCCGTGATGATTACGTTCAATTTCCAATAATGCTCGTTGGTTTGACAAAGTATATTCGTCGAATAACGTCTTAAAAATATTCAATATATTTCTTTCTGTATCTCTCATGCTTATACCTACCATTTCATGACTAAGTTAATTAGTCTGTCCTGTTCATCTGTGTTATTTTCAATCCATTCATAAATACTTTGTTTCAAAATATCTAAAGCTGTGTATAGATCGTTCTCGTCAGAAACTAGTAGCCCGTCAATTGAATTTCCTTCATGATCTAAAACGACTATTTCGACACTATATGCTCGCTTCTTAACTCTTAATTGAAAATCAAAGCCATCTACATTAAATATTTTTCGACATACGTCACCCGTTTTGTAATACATTGTTTTAGTCCTCCTTGTCGTCATCTATACCGAGAATTTTTTGTGATTTACACATTTGGAGAACATTGACAATATCTTTATAACTCTTAGTGCTATCCAATAAGTAAGCAAGATCAAAAGTATGACCAATCACAGAACTTGAACCTGCTAAATAATCTCCGTCGATAACTCCTATTGATGAGAAAAGCAAAATATCAAATTTACTTTCTCCCTTAATTTCTTTCGCTAATTCATACAATTCTGCCGTTTTTTCAGATAATAAGTCTTTTATTTCTTCCTGCGTCATGTCTTTATAATTTTTAGTCATGGTTGACTTCCTCCGTTTTTCGTTTTATATTTAACTTGAATTTTATTTCTTAAATGTTTGTTACTGTTACTTGTTGGCGCAAGTAGCAGTTTTTTTATTCTTCATAAAAGTATTCCTTATAGAATATGAATGTTGCGATACTTGCGAATCCTGCAATTGACCATGCTGTAGTGAAGTATAGAAACGGCATAAGTACAATCGCTAAGACTGTGAAGCATAGTACTGCTACTAGGTAGCTTTTATAAATGTTGCTCATTTAATATCCTCCTAATACCATTTTTTATGCTTTCTGATCAAATACTCTTCCAATTTAGAAATATTAATCAGAGTGCCTGTTGGTGAATAATCAATGTATAAATTTTCTACACCTAAATTATCTTTGCGGTAATATTTCAACCAGTTGTATACTGTACTTCTACATACTCCAAACAATTGATGGATTTGTGTAGGTGTTGCGTATAACTTTTTCACAAATTTTTCTTCGCCTCTATATGTGTTTTCTGGTGTTGGTGGTACTATGATTTTTGGCATTTCTATCTTTCCTTTCGTGTATAATGTTGTTATTTGCTAATAGTTTGTTCGGCGAACTTCAAAAGGCGACGAGCAGATTCAGTAGAATTTTCAGCATCTTTCGGTATGGTTAAAGATTTGTTGTTTAGATAGTCACTCAACGCCCTGCTACTAATCACAGGTTTTCTAGTGTGCTTCTCAATCTTCCAAACCTTCCACGTCACAACTGCCATTGTGATGAGGAGGGTTGTTTTGTATAGTGCGTTCATTTGTAATTCCTCCTATTAAGTTGTTTGTTTTTCTCCTAAAAACTTGTTAACAAAGTATTGTTGTCCTTTACCTGTTACTTTTGGCGTCTTACTAATTGATGTGTGACCGTCCGAATGTGTGATTGATGTTTCTTTAATTTCGAATAACTCACGTTCCATTGAATACTGTGTAGGCATGTTATAATCCACACCCTTGCGTTTAATAAGGAATCCGTTTTGACGTAACCACTCAAACAATCTGCGTTGCCCGATGTTTATACCGTTTTGTTTAATGATCTTTGCTAACTCTCCAACTAAAATTGATGTCTTAGTAGTAGCTACTGCATCTGCAAATACAATTTTTGGTTTATCACGTTCAATCTTTGTTTCTAATTGATTGATTGTGTTGTTAGCAATTTTTAAAGCACGTTGCATAATCATTTCTGGGCT